TTAATTCTTTCTTTAGCGTTGCTATCCTATTTGTAAAACCTTGCTGTAAGCTTTCATAGGTTTCGCCATTGTGCAAATATACTTCAATCATTTTTCTATCTATTATAAACATTGTTTTATTCCCCTATGCTTTTTATGTAGTCTATATATTCTTGGGCTTCCTTGCGTGTCCAAAATTCTTGGATGCAACCCTCATCCCTTACATGATAAACTGTTTTACCATACTTGTTTTTTACTGTTTTAATTTCCATTGTCTTATACCTCCAGTTCTTTAATGCTATGCAGTGTTGCTTTATTGTAATATGTACCAATTTCTACAATAACATTTTTATTGTCGTAATTTGATATTGAAAAACCATCACTAGAATTTGTTGCTGTCTCAAATGATACGCCATTTCCTGCTTTATCTAGTACAGCGCATTTAAATTTTGGGTTGCCTAGTGTGCTATTCTTTAAACGTTCTAGAATGACTAAACGTCCAGTATGTCGAGTTATGTTTTTCATTTTGTTTTTCACTTTCTTTTTTTTGTTGCTGTTAATAGTTAGGTAATTACTATTGTTTTTATTTCAAGTATTTACCTAACTTTTTTTTATTCGTGCCCTATCCTATTGTTTTCATTAGATATTATGGATGCGTTTCCAAGTAACCCAAGTTATAGCTTGCATCTCAAAAGCTTTAAGCTTGCGTCCATTTACTATTGTTGCGTTTGCTGCATCAACATACGCTTGTTGAATTTCAACATATAATTTTTTGCCTATGTTAGTTTTATCTGTAGTCAAGCCATGTCTCTCATATCTCCAGATATTGTAAGCATGCCCATCTACAGTGCATGTATCATCTCCCATAATATTCCTATAGAATGATACAATCTTTTGACCATTCAGAATTGCAATAGTCTCTTGGTGATTAGGCATTGCATCCAGAATTGACCAAGCTTTTTCTTTCATTTTGTTATATGTCGAAACCTTAATACTCTCGATTGCATCGCCATTAAGATATGCTGCAATCAACTCATCTGTATTTTGAACATTGCGTTCCCATTTATTATTAGGGGATAGTGCAGCCATAACACCAACAACTATATGCAATGGCATATCATGTTTTAGTGCAAGCTTTTTAGATATGGCTTGTGCTTCTGCGTACCATTTAATGCCATTAGCTATTTCATCTGGAGTAGCTAGTGCAAATACTTTTAGAATGTTTTCCATTTTGTTTTACTTTCATTTTGTGTTGCGATTGATAAAGAATTAATTTCAATCTGTTTTAATTTCAAGTATTTAATATAACTTTTTTTAATATTACTATTTAAGTTATTGAAAACAAAAGAAAACAATTTTTAAATGATAAGCTTTTCATTCTGTTTAATGGTGGTGGTTATAGTTGTCTTACTTATTTAAACCCTAAACACAAAATAGTTTAATACTAAACCAATTTACTCCCAGAGATAGTTTAATGTTAAACTAGTTTGCCAATAATACTTTAAGATTAAACTAAAAAATGGTTTAACGTTAAACTAATTGCTTTAACATATTGTAATATTTGAATGTTTGACCTTAAGCGTTAACTGGGTGGGGCATGGGCCACGTGGGGGGTATGCGTATAGTATATATGCCCAATGACAGAGATGGTATTTTTAGGTCTGTTAACCACATTGTTAAGCTAGTGGTTAACACTTGAACAATAAATGTGCATGAATATAACTAGTAGTCATGGAAATCTACAAACAAAACAGTAGGTACTACCTCTATAGGAAGGGGGGTCAGTTACTTCTAGTCACTAGATCTAGGAGAACCTGTGAGCATTACCTGGCAGTGGGGGAGTTCTACATAAAAAGAAAAGAGGATGAGGTGTGACATGTTGTCATCTCGCCTGTATTACTATTGTTTTTTACTTGAAGCGTGTATAACTTATAGTATATAATACTTATAGTAATACTTTAAGTCTTACTCTTTTATTTATTATTCTTATATTGATAATACTTTTAGTATTACTTACAGTACTTCCCTATCTTTTTTGTAGTTCCTTTTTCGATAGAAAAAGAGACAAGGACTGTTGACTTGGGAATTACTTTAAGTACAACTACACAACACAAGAAATAATTATGAACAAAAGAATAAAGTACTTTGAGTCAGACTCAGTACTTGAAGAGTTCTACAACGCACTAGCTAACAACAACGAAAAGAAATTACGAAGGGTACACATCCCTCGTTCTGATGTCTTCTATGTGCGTAGGGCATACTTTGAGAAGACAGGCCACTGGGTTTCCTTAGATAGAATGGAAAGAGCTATGTACCTTGAGGGTATGTTGAGGAAGTCTGACGTTTTAGATCCTAACAGAAAGAGAGACTGGGAATGAAAAATTATTGGAATCTAGTAAAAGAAAACAAGAAAGCTTTAATTGCAGGTCTAGTCGCAGGTCTGATTCTTTCAGAGGTAACTAGATGGTTGTAGACTTTGACGTTGATGGTGATGGGAAGATCACAGCAGAAGAAGTAGCTATGAAGGAACGTATGCTTGAGATAGAGCTACGTGAAGAAAAGGCTGAATCACAAAAGAAGATGGCATGGGTTGCCATGCTGATGATGATTGGTTTTACAGTATTCCTGTTTACACCAATGATGTCAGACACAAGAGTTTCTGCCCTGGCTGAACTGCTTGGGCTTTTCTACATTGCACAGACAGGTGTGGTAGCTGCGTACATGGGTGCAACAGCATACATGGCAGGTAAACCTATGGGCAATAAAATGGCAATGACAACAAAAGATATGAGATAACTATGGCATTCAATCTATCATCAAGATCCAGGTCTAGACTGGAAGGGGTACACCCTGACTTATCAGCAGTAGTCCACAGGGCTATTGAACTCACCAAAGTTGACTTTGGAGTAACGCAGGGTGTCAGAACCTTAGCTCAACAAGAAGCAAACGTAGCTGCAGGAAAATCGCAGACTATGAAATCAAAACATCTTATTCAGGACGATGGGTACTCCCATGCTGTAGACGTAGTAGCATACGTAGGTCCAGATGTTTCATGGGAACTAAATCTCTATGATGACATCTGTGACGCATTTGCTCAGGCAGCAAGAGAGATGGAAGTACCTATAAAATGGGGAGCAGCATGGAGTGAAGGAGATATAAGATCTTACCCAGGCAGCGCAGAAGATGCTATGATGGCATACGTAGACCTAAGACGAAGCCAGGGTCGTAGACCCTTCATCGACGCTCCCCACTTTGAATTGATGTAATGGAGATGTTAGAGTTTATAACACAGTGGTTGGCTGCACCTCTTGCAGCAGTCGTTTGGTTTCTATTTATGAAATCAAGCAAAAACGAAAAAGATATAGCTGTGCTACAGGCTCAGTACGAATCTAACAGACTAGCCTACGATAGAGAGATGAAAGAAATAAAAGAAACTATCAAGGCTATCTTTACAAAACTAGACAACATAGAACAGGCATTGAGAGACAGATGAGATGGTTAATACTTTGTTTGTTGCTTTCTGGCTGTGGTATTACGTCTTTGCTACCCTTTGGTGGCTCCAGTGGGCCAACAGTCAACTCTAATGCTCAGATAGGAAAAGAGAACAGACAGTCAGTTCTATCTGTAGAACAACGAGAGGAAGTGACTGCAGGTAGGGACGTAGTTCAAACAGAAATAGTAAAAGAGGTTGAAACAGGTACAGTGGAAAACCTAGATATAATTAACACGAACATACCACCCTGGGTTATGCTTCTACTGATTCTAGGTTGGTTGTTGCCAACACCTACAGAAATTGCTAGAGGTTTTATGAACTTTGTGCTAAGACTATTTGGCAGGAAGGACAACCCTAAGTATGACAGGTACAAAACATGAGTATACCTGAGCGTGTCAAAAACAAGATGAAGGCTGTTGGTCTCAAAGGGGTCAACAAACCACAGCGTCTAAATGATGATAGTGGTAAGTCTCATCATGTTATGGCTTCTGAGGGTGGTAAGTATAAATATATTAAGTTTGGTCAGAAGGGCGTAAAGACGAATCAGACTGTAGGTCAACGCAAAGCATTCAAGTCTCGCCATGCAAAGAACATATCAAAAGGGAAGATGTCTGCAGCATACTGGGCTGATAAAGTAAAGTGGTCTCCCTCTAAAACTAAATCCCCTTCTAAGAAGTGGGTCAAAGGATCTTGATATGTGGATTGCATTTATGCTACTATGTAGCAACCCTGCAGCATTATCCTGCGAGGTAATGGTAAAAACAGAAGCTGCCTTTCAAACTGAAGAGGCATGTACATCTGAAGCTGTATTAGTAGCTAGGTATTATCAACAACAAGGATACTTAGCAATTCCAAAGTGTGTTAAAATTAAATTAGGTGAAAGTGTTTAATATGGTAGTTAATGCGTCTAAGAATTATACCAAGCCAGATATGCGTAAAAAACTAGTAGCTAAAGTTAAAGCAGGTAGCAAGGGTGGTAAACCTGGACAGTGGTCTGCTCGTAAGGCTCAGATGGTAGCCAAGCAATACAAAGCCAAGGGTGGAGGTTACAAGACATGACCAAGTACTTCAAACATTTATGGTGTGCACTACGAAACAAAGGATGTAGCTGCAACTGTGATTGTGGTGCTATTGTCTGCGAGAAGCAGTAATGAAAGCCCCACAGAAATCTTTAAAAAAGTGGGGGCAACAGAAGTGGCGAACTTCTGATGGATCCCCTTCTAAGGGTAAGAAGAGGTACTTACCTGACAAAGCATGGAAGGCTTTGACACCTGGTGAAAAGGCTGCTACCAATAAAGCCAAGGCTGCAGGAAATAAAAAGGGAAAGCAGTTTGTAGCACAGCCCAAGGGTGTCGCAAAGAAAGTCAAACCATACAGAGCTAGTAAGGGAGGTCTAGCTAGAAAGAAAAAGTAGAATGCCATTTCTTACTAGCAGTATACCATACTTCAAAGCATGGGTACGAAGAGAGTACACAAAAAATTTAGAAGACTACGAGGGTGAGTTTTTACATGCGATGGTTATAGGTGTAACCACCATGCCAAACAGAACCCTGAGTTTCCAAGTTATATTTACAGGTTGCGAGTCAGACTTTGATGACTCAGAGAATATACATGGTGGTGCAATGTGGGCAAGGATGCCTCTTACAGCACTCGTGGCAGATACCCCCCTTGAGGCTTGGCCTACAGAGTTACCACCATACTTAGCACAACCCTGGGATTGTATGTCTCATACACACTCAGTATACAAATTAGAAAGAGCTACACCTGCCCCCTGGATAGCCAAAGTAGATGGTGAGTTCTATCCTGCAAAGTATTACTTCACTGTTGACTACACAGACAACGAAGTAGCAGACGATCCTGCACAACATAAACAGTCTCATGTCTTGGAGTTGTTAGATGCAGGAGAATACACAGGTAACATTGTTGCGTTGCCCAATAATAGAGTGAGAGTAACTCACCCTGCTTGGTTTGAAACTGGACAAGGTGCTCCAGACTTTAAACCAAATCAAAACATATATAACTCAAAAGAAGACGTAGACTATGTATGGGATACGCAACGAGTCTTTAACAATTTGTATAGTGAGGAAGAATAATGAAAAAAATGAAGAAAAAAGGTTACGCAATGGGTGGAGCCAACATGAAGAAGAAAGGATATGCCAAAGGTGGTTTTCCTGATCTTACTGGCGATGGTAAGGTTACAAAGAAAGATATCCTTAAAGGACGTGGAGTAAACGTCAACAAAGGCGGCATGATGAAAAAGAAAGGTTACTCTAAAGGTGGAGCTAACATGAAGAAAAAAGCTTACGCTAAAGGTGGTGCAGTAGCTACTTACAACGTAGGTGGCATGGTTAAATCTTCTGGTCCTCTTAACACAGGGATCAAGAAAGCCCCTAACACTTATAAGTAAGGAATAATACTATGGCTTCATATAAAGATTATAAAACAATTGCTGCTGCTAAAAAAGCAGGATCAATGTACTACATGAACAAGCAAGGCAAGAAGATGCTTGCTGTAACAAAAGAAGATTTGGACGCTTGGAAAAAAAGAAACAAGGGTAAGTACAAAGGTTCTGCTCTAACAGCTTGGGCTAACAACAAAGGCAAAGATATTAGTGGTGCTCCTAAGTCTTCAATAAAACCTAAAAAACGTCCAGGTTCTGGTGCTATAGACGTTATGACTGATGCTGAAAAGAAAGAAGTAAAAGCAGCAAACAAAGAAATGTCTGTCAGAGATATTAAGAATGTTGCTGAAGGTGCTTTAACAAGAGCAGAAGCTGCAAGGCGTACTTACGAGTACAACAAAAAACAAAGACAGAGTGAGCGTCCTAAAGGGGCAGGACAAAAGTTTAGAGATTGGTATGACAAAAACGGAAGTAAGTACGATACCATGAAAGAAGCTATGGCTGCTTTTCAAAAGAGTATTAAGTCTGGAAACTCCAAAGGAGGATTACAGAAAAAGAAAAAAGGATATGCTAAAGGTGGCATGATTGACTATCGTAAAAAAGGAATGTTTTATGGTGGCATGGCTAAAAGAGGTAAAAAATGAAGCTAGATGACGACAAAGTAGTTGATCAGTACGGTGCTGTTTTAGCTCAGTACATTCACGGAGAGTGGCACACTAAAGATCCTGCTGTCCTAGAGTTTATCATGAATCAAGAAAAACCTGAAACAGAAAAGGTACGTGCTCGAAACGAGAAGGGTCATTACATAAAGGATGATCCTTCTACTCCTGATGTCAATGAAGCTTGGACAACAAAAGTAGTAAAGAAAGTCAAAGGTAAGAAATGACTTCTTTAGCCAATGCTAAATTTTTTACTGCTGCAGCAGATTTAAGTGCAACTGCAGGTGGGGCAAGTGGAGATGTTATCTATACTTGTCCTAACAATTTTGTATCACTTATAAAATTTATGCACGTATCTATTGGAGCCAACTCAACTAAAAAGTATAGTCTTCAATGGTATGATGCCTCATCTACAACTTACTACTTTATTGTTGATGATCATAGTCTAGCAGGAAACAGCCTTGAAGAAGTTATTCAAGGAGGAGGTTATCTTGCACTAGAGGCAGGAGACAAGATTGTAGGCTTTGAAGAAACAGGTGCAGACGCTCACGTTATTATCTCTGGTGAAGAACATTACCAACCAACATAACGGGGTTGCAAATTTGTCACTAGTAGAGTATAACTACTAGCATATAACTATCCTTGCCCAGTTAGGGCTAACATAAAAAAGAGGATAGTAAAATGTTTAAAAGAATATTTAACAGATTAATTGAAGCTAGAGCCGAATCAGCAAGACGTAAGATTGCACGTATTCAGCTTGAAAAGATGACTGACAGAGAGTTACGAGACTTAGGGATTGGTAGGTTTGATATCGAAAGAGCCATACTCTATGGTAAATCTATCTGAAAGAATCAAATAATTTTATTGATGATAGTGGCAGTACTTTGGGAGGAGGCTCGTTATCGATCCAGTTACAATCATAGGTGGGGCGACTATGGCCTTCAACGCTTTGAAGAAAGGCTTTCAAGTCGGTAAGGATCTGCAGGATATGTCAGGACAGTTGACTCAATGGGCAAGTGCTATGAGTGATCTGTCCTACGCAGAACAGAAAAACAAGAACCCTCCTTGGTGGAAAGCACTGAACGGACAATCTGTTGAGGCTGAAGCTCTAGAAATTTTTACTGCTAAGAAAAAAGCCGAATCCATGAGAAAAGAATTGAAGGATTGGATTAGTTTTAGCATGGGGCCATCTGCCTGGGATGAACTCGTAGCCACTGAGGGAAGAATTAGAAAACAAAAGAAAGAGCAAGAATATCGTAAAGCTGAAATGCAAGAAGCAATTATAACTTGGGGTCTTTCAGGTTTTATTCTTTTGATGTTTTTAGGTATTCTTTCTTTCGTAGTATACATGGTGAAATATGGCTAAACAACTTACAGAAAAACAACAGAAGTTTCTTGACGTTCTTTTTGAAGAGGCAAGAGGTGATCCTGTTCAAGCTAAAAAACTAGCAGGTTACTCTGATGGTGTTGCTTCTACGCAAATAGTAAATAGCTTGACAGATGAGATTGCAGACCTTACAAAAAAATTTATAGCACAATCATCAACAAAAGCTGCTTATACCATGTTTTCTGTTATGGCTGATCCTACTGATCTAGGTGTAAAAGAAAAGATGTTAGCAGCAAAAGATATTCTGGATCGTGCAGGATTTACGAAAACAGATAAGGTAGAAGTAAAAGCTACAGAGCCTTTATTTATTTTACCTGCTAAAGATAATGAGTAAAAGAGCAACTGAAGCAGATCACCCAACCAAAGTAGATTGGCAAATACCGTTACAAGGGGAACTAGGGCAATGGTATCCAATCATAAGAGTAGGAAGACACGTACCCTTTGGTTATAAACAGGACAAAGAAGATGACATGCTTCTTATTCCTATCCCTGAAGAATTAGAACTTTTAGAAAAAGCAAAAAAGTTTCTGCAAGATTACAGTATCAGACAAGTAGCTAAGTGGTTATCTGATCAATCTGGTAGAGACATAACACATGTAGGGTTATACAAACGTGTCAGAATGGAAGAAAAAAGGCGTAGGGCTTCCTCAAACTACAAGCAGTATGCCAAAAAATACAAAGAAGCGGCAAGGAAAAGCCAGAAGATCGAGAAAGAAAGACTTGGTGGTAGAAATACCAGAAGTCTCACCACAGATGAGGACTACATCAAACTTGAAAGAGGGGAGTGTTGCCCCTTCTGTGGACAGACAAGAGGTGATATTCCAACCCAATGAAGGACCACAAACTAGGTTCTTAGCAGCTACAGAACAAGAGGTATTATATGGAGGAGCAGCAGGAGGTGGGAAGTCGTTTTCACTGGTGGCTGATCCAGTTAGATACTTTACGAATCCACATGCACGAATGCTACTTGTTCGTAGGAGTACAGAAGAGCTACGAGAACTTATTTCTGTAAGCAAACAACTTTATCCAAAGGCTGTGCCAGGAATAAAGTTTATGGAAAGAGATAAGACTTGGGTAGCACCTAATGGTGCAACACTCTGGATGTCATACCTTGATCGTGATGATGATGTTATGAGATACCAAGGTCAAGCCTTTAACTGGATTGGCTTTGACGAACTTACACAATGGCCTACAGAATATGCTTGGACATATATGCGTTCAAGACTGAGGGCAACAAAAGCTAGTGGACTTCCTCTTTACATGAGAGCAACTAGTAACCCTGGAGGCCCAGGACACCAATGGGTAAAAAGAACGTTTATTGACCCAAACACACCAGACCAACCTTTTTGGGCAACAGATGAAAACGGAGAAGTAATAAAGTGGCCTAGAGGTCACAGCAGGGAAGGAGAACCCCTATTTAAAAGAAAGTTTATTCCTGCTACGTTATTTGATAATCCCTACCTGTCTGAAGATGGTATGTATGAAGCAAACCTTTTGTCTTTACCAGAACATCAAAGAAGACAGTTACTTGAAGGGGATTGGGATATAAATGAAGGTGCTGCCTTTCCAGAGTTTAACAGGCGTATCCATGTAGTAGATCCCTATGACATACCTAGTAACTGGACTCGATTCAGAGCTTGTGACTACGGATATGGATCTTACACTGGTGTTGTCTGGTTTGCAGTTGTTCCAGGATCTGAACAGCTAATAGTCTACAGAGAGAT